AGTAACAAGATAGAAACTACAAATACTGGTGCAACTGTCACTGGAGCTTTAAATGTTACTGGAGCTTTAAGCTTTGGTAGTATTTCTGGTGCAATAAGTACAAGTGGAAATATTAACACACAAGGTGCTTATCAAATGGATGGTACTACTATTATAGATACTTCAAAAGTTCCAATAAATATTCCTGACCCACACGGTTCTGATAGAACAGGTAGTGTATTAGTAACAGATTATGCAGGAGTGACAAGCCCTACAGTATCAGGTTGGTATACTATAGCAAGTGGAGCTCATAGTGCTGCAAGAGGTGGAGGTATTATAAGTATTGGTTTTACTGGTGGTTATGCTGCTCCTAAAACTTTTACTTGTGATTTTCAAGTTGGTTGGGGTGGAGATTTACATAGATGTAATATAAGTAATGAAACAGATGTAATTACAAAAGCAAGACTTATAAGAACTTCAAGTACAACAGAATTACAAGCATATTTTGAAATAAGTTCAGGACTATCCGATAATCCTCAAACTATGCGTGTAGCATTTACACGTGATAAATATAATCCTTATTGGGGGATTGAAGATCCATTAACACAAGAATCAAGTCCAAGTACTACAGGAGAAGAAGTAAATGGTGTTAGCCCTACTGGAAGAGGTGTAAAATTTTATAGTTCTGATACAAATTTATTTGAAATAAATAATTCGTATGTAACTATTAATGAATTAGGTAAAAATATAGATTTTAGAGTAGAAAGTTCAAGTGATGCTAATTTATTATTTACTGATGGTGGTAATAATAGAGTTGGTATTGGTACGAACTCGCCCTCAGTAAAGCTAGACATAGCAGGAGATGTTAAATCATCTGGAACAATCAATGCGGAAAGAATTAATATTACTGAAAGTGGTACTACTATAGGAGATATACAAGCTACTGATAGTACTTGGTTAAGAATAAATCAGTCTACTAATAAGAATATTTATACACCAAGATATATAAGAGCAGATAATGGTTTCTTTGTAGATGGTGCAAGTCAAGGTATTACTGGTAATGCTACATTTAGAGCACCTAATCATTCAGTAGGTAATCCTGCTTATAGTTTTGCTGCTGATACAAATACAGGTATGTATCTTATATCTGGAGATAATCTTGGTTTTTCAACTGGAGGTACACTTCGTGCTCAAATAACATCTAATGGAATTAATACATTAAATAGTAATGGTTATTATATAGATGACAGAAGAATATACGAAGTAACCAGTAATTCTACTGAAAGAGGTGGATACCACCCTATTGTAGCATCTATTAGAAACAGTGGTAAACAAAGATATTTAGATGAAGATTTTGCTCATAGCACTAATAGTGTAAATTTATATAACAATGCAGGTGGTAGTAATCTTGTTGTTTCAAGAATCACGGCATCAGATGATAGTATAGTAGCTCCAAATTCAAGTGGTAAAGTAATAAAGGTTGCTTATAATGGTAATGGAACTACAAGCCCAGGGTTTGGTGGTGTTTACCAACTTATAAATACTGAAAAGAACCATACATTTGTACAAATATTTCAAGCTAAGTTACCAAGTGGTAGAACATTTGTTACAGCAGCTAACTCTATGGGAACTGGTGCTATCGATTATTTCTTAACTTCACCTGAAGGTACTGGTAAATGGGAGTGGTATGCAAGAGTATGTCACGCAGGAACAGGTGGTACATTTAGTACTTCTGGTTTTATCTATGTTACAGGTGGAAGTGATTCAGCGTTTACTTGGTATATAGCTAACATGACTCAATACGATGTGACTGAAACACCAGGTGATTATGCTTCACAAACAGGATATTATAGAAGTAATCATGGTGTGAATGCTAGATTAGCAAGAGGATTAAACGATGATGATAGAATTGAAATTGAAGCATCAGAAACTAAAATTTATGGAGATACAGTAGAAAGAGCAAGATTTGGTAGTTATGGTATAAGGAATGGATATACTGGTAGTGCAACAACACCGTCTTACAGTTTTAAAGATGATACCGATACTGGTATGTATAAACATGATGGAAACACTTTAGGATTTTCTGTTGGTGGTGGTGTAAGATCTACAATAAATAGTTCTGGAGTATTATATGTAACAAATGCAGTACAAGCAGGTAATAACGGTGTACAAATTTGGGATGGAACACACGGATTTAAACAAGTATTAGCAAAAGATAGCACTTATACATATTTAAGAAATAACGATGGTACTCCTTGTATACAAGTTGGAGATACTGGCGACGGTACAAATTATTATCAAAACGGTACACATAAATTTAGAAGTGCAGCTGGTAGTGAATATATGCGTATAGATAGTTCAGGTAATGTTGGCATAGGAGTAAGTCCAAGTGGTGGTAAACTCCACGTTAATGGAGATCTAAGAGTTATTGGTAAAGTTCTTGGTGTATTTAATACTGGATTTGTATCAACCGACTCAGTAGGAAACCAAGCAACATTAATGCGTCAAACAAGTGGTGACATTATGTTGATTGGAGACACTAATCATACAGAGCAAATAAAAATACAATCTGCTAACTCAACTGGTAATGGATATATACATTGTAAAAATGATGGTGGTATTGGATTTACTGGTAATACTCAATTTAGTTCGCCAATGACAGTCAATTATGGAGCAGTATTTAACGAGGGTGGACACAATAGCGATACAAGAATAGAGGGAGATACTGATACAAATTTATTTAGAGCAGATGCATCTACCGATAGAATTGGTATAGGTAGTGGTTCTCCTGGAGGTAAGTTGCACGTACACGGTATAACAAATGCTAATAATTTGATTGTTAGTGCAGTTATGCACAATGTTGGAGGTGGACATTTATCTAACTATCAAACTTTATTATTTAAAAATACTCAAAATGAAACTGGATATGCTGCTATCAGGCATTTTGCAAACTCACACAACGATTCTGCAAGCCAATTAAGATTTTTAACTTCTAATACATCAGGAGTAATGGCAAATCAAATGACTGTAGATGATACTGGACGAATTGGTATCGGTACAACAAGTCCAAGTTTAAGCTATGCTAATAAGGGTTTAGAAATAGAAGCAGCAGATGAGCAAGTTAGTTTAAGACTTCAAAGAACAGGTAGTTCTCCAAATGTGTTAGAAATATCAGCAAGAAATAGTGATACGTTAATTTATAATGTAGGAACAGCAAGAAATTTTAGATTTGGTATTGCAGGTACGGAAGAATTTAGAATGGATACTTTAGGAAACTTTCATGCAGATGCAGATATTATTGCTTTTTCTACCACAACAGCATCAGATATAAAGTTTAAAGAAAATGTAAAGTCTATACCTTATGGACTAAAAGAAGTATTACAAATGAATCCTGTACAATTCGATTGGATAGAAAAAAGAAATGGTACACATGATATAGGATTTATTGCACAGGAAATGGAAAAAATTGTACCAGAAGTTATTAAAGAAACAGAAACATTAGAAGTTGGTGGAACTCATAAAACAATGGATTATGCTAAACTTACTTCTATATTAGTACAAGCAATTCAAGAACAACAACAACAAATAAACAAATTAGAGGAGAAGTTAAATGGCTAAAATAATAAGTGCAACAGAAGCAGCATCACCAGAAGAATCAACAAAAATGGTTGAAATTAAACATACAAGAACTATGAAAAGTCCAGCTGGTAAAGATGTAGAAGTAGTAGATTGGACTGAAACTAAGTTAGTAGATGAAGCTATATCAGAATGTGAAGCACATAAAGCTAATTTAGAAGCACAACTTGCTGAGTGTGAATCTGAAATGGCAGACTATGTAGCAATAAAAGATGCTGAATAGTGGCAGTAAGTAATACAAATGTAGCATTAAGGTCAGAAATTGGTAATGATGGCTGTAAAGTTGTACAAACTACTAACATCAGTTTAAGTTCACTTATGACTGGAACAAGTGTAGGTGGTATAAGCCATACTTACGCAGGTCAAAATAGTGGACCTTGTAATGCTTTTGAAAAGTTTGGTGGCAGTAATAATCCATTACAAAGCACACCAAATACAGCTTTAACAAATTCTGATGTGAGTGCTATAAGCTTAACACCACATCACATGAGCCACGCAATAGGTGGATTTCATGAAGCAGGTGGTGGACCAGGTAGATAAAATACTTAATAAATAGGGGATAACAATGGAAATAGGTAAAGATAGTAAATTTACACTTTCTATAGAAACAGCAGTCAGTATTGCTGTAACTATAGGTATGGTTATTGGTTTATGGTATTCTTTACAAGCTGATATAGAAGAAGCTAAAAGACTACCTGAGCCAGAGGTTTCACGTATGGAGTATGATTTGAAAGATCAGATGATACGTGATTCAATATTAAATACTGAAGGTAAGGTTGATAAGTTGGAAGAGAAAGTAGATGATATTAAAGAAGATACAAAAGCTATTACTCAAACACTTATTGATATGAATAATAAATGAGGTTAGATAATGAACAAAATAATGTTATCATTATGTTTATGGTTTGGACTATCTTTTTCTTGGTTGCACTCGCAATCAGTTAATTTAGATAGTTTTCAATCTATACAACTTATGAGCCAAGAAGATTGTGCTGTGGTACAAGTAAATGCTTCTTGGAATTACAAAAATAGATTAAATATTAACAAGCTTGAAGATTGTTATTTAGCAGAAGTAGATCTATCTAATAAAACGATAGGTGCAGTAATACAAAGTGAATGGAATATAAAAGTGGTTCCTACTATTATTATATTTGAAAATGGTAAGGAAGTAAAAAGATTTGAACCAGGAATTTCAATGAAGTTTGATGAAAGAACTGTATTAGAAAGTATTAGAAAAGAAATTAAATAATTAGTAAAATAAAAATATAATATGTAAATTGGGAGGCGTTATGGCGTGGAATTTTGATGATAACAATAAAACTGAACAAAAAACTGAAGCTCAAAAACAAGCCGATTTAGAGAGAAATTTAAAACTTGGAGGTGCTGGTGCTGCTGTATTTAGTTTAGCATCATCACCAGGTAGAAAGGTTGCAGGTGCAGCACTTAATGTAGTTAAAGGTGTTACTGCTGCTCCATTAGGAGCTGGATACGGTTTGCTTCAAAGTGCAGGAGCAGTATTAAGAGGTCAAGGTACAGGCGGTGTGTTTGGAGAAATTTTTGAAGCTTCTAGAGCACTTACAGCACCAGGAGATATAGGTGGAGGAGATACCCCTAATATTAGTGTTAATTCTAATCAAGTTGGACCAAACCAATCTGGTAAAATTATTCGTGATAGAGTTAAAAGTAAAACATCTAGTATAAGGGGAAATGTATATAATTCAGATCTAGCAAAAAAAGCTATGAAAAATATTGGAAAAACTAACACAGGTGTTACTGGTTTAGCATCTAAAGGAGATATAGCAAGACAAATAGCTACGGACACAGCAAAAAGAGGAGGACAAACAGTTTTAAAGTTTCCTAAAGTAGGTATGCTAGACCTTGCTGGTGTTTTTGCTCCATTTATTAAAATGGCTATTGATAATAAAAAGAAAAATATTTATTAACAAAAGAAGGAGAAGTAATGGCTAAAGAAAAAGTCGATCTTCGTAAAGAAGCAGAAAGTAAAATGGAAACATTAGTAGAGCAACATAATGAACTTGCTGGACAAATTCAGGAAGCTAATGCTAGACTAGGAGAAGTAAAACAAATGATCATTGAGCATCAAGGATATATAAAAGGTCTTGAGGCTTGCGATATAAACTGTGAGGAGAAAAAATAATGGGACCAATATTAGGTAAAGTTCTAACAAGTTTAGGAACAGAAAAACTAATTAAAGCAGTTATCATGCATTTAGGTGATTGGTTAGTAGCTAAATCATCTAACAAACTTGATGACAAACTATGGGCTGAAGTTAAAAAAGCCTTAGATAAAAAATAGGAGGTACCATTGAAACTTAAGCAACGTGGTATTATAATACCAGACCAGCATTATCCTTTACATGATAAAGCTGCAGTAAATTGTGTAGTGAAAGCTATACGTAAAATAAAACCAGATGTATTTGTTAATCTTGGAGATGTTGGTGAGTGGGAGTCAGTATCTGCGTGGAAGTATAAAGATAAAAAGTTACCACCACTTGAGTTTCAATTGCCTATTGTTAATGAAGATATACGGTTGGTTAATAAAGGGTTGGATATTTGGGATGAGGTTTTAGATGAAGTCAAATGTAAAAAGAAATATTTATTACAAGGCAATCACGATCTCTGGTTGGATAATTTTTCTAACAAGTATCCCTATCTTAGTAATTACAGCTTTTTTAAAGCGTGTAAAATAAAAGAAAGAGGGTATAAATATACCGAATATAACTTACCAATACAAATAGGAAAACTAACATTCTTTCATGGAGCATTTGCTACAACATATCATGCAAAGAAACATTTAGAAACTTATGGAGAAAATGTGATGTATGGACATACACATGATATACAGAGACATACACTGACAAAGCTTAATGGCAATATTGGTGCTTGGTCTATGGGGTGTTTAAAAGATATGTCACATGAACAAAATAAATGGCTTAAGGGTAGATTGCACAACTGGGGTCATGCATTTGCTGTTGTAGATTGGTACAACAATGGTGAATTTAAAGTAGAAGTAGTGGAAATAATAGATGGTAAAACATCTTTATGGGGAGAGATAATAGATGGGAATATATAATACATCAACTGGTAAAGGACAAGAATTTAAAGGAACATCTATAAACGATAGTAGAAGAAAGTATAGTTTAAAAACAAAGTCTAAAAAGAAAGTGAAAGCTGTAACTATGGATGAAATTACTAGAGGTAATGTATTCTGTACACAACTTAGGAAAAAAGCAAATGCCTAAGAAAACAATTAACATTACAAACTTTAGTGGTGGTCTTAATAACAATACATCACCAAGAGATTTAGTAGATAACGAATTTCAATTACTATTGAATTTAGATAATGAAGTACCTGGTAAAATTAAATTAATAGGTAATGCAGCTGAAAATTTAACAGCTAATGCTTTAGATGCTCTTAATTCTGTAAACTATGGAAATGGTATACATAATACAAACTTTGATAGAAATCTTAGCGGTGCTGAAACTGTATCTGAAACAGAATACTTATTCATACATGATAAACCAAATACAAAAGTTGTTGCTTTAGATTTATCTGGAGGAGGACATGCTTTAGAGTCATCTGCTTTTGATATAGACTATGGTAGTGATAATGCTTTGTTAAATATGTATACTATTGATGGTGTAGTTAGAGTAGTTCCTCACTATGGTAGTGAAAATAATAAAGCAAAGACTTTAGCATATTACAAATATTCAAGAACATTAGGAACTAACACTACAGAATCTATTAGAAATGTTTTAAGTACAGGTACATACAAGGTTGTAGATATGTTTGTAGCACCTATTCGTGGTGGTAGTTCAGCTGCTCCATATAGTTATGATGTAAATGCTTTGTATAATCATGCTACTCCAGATTCTAACAATCAAAATATTAATTTATTTAAACCAGAGTTTGGTAGTGAAGTTTATATGCCAAGAGCAAATACGTTATCAGCTATAAGTGGAACAGAGTTTTCATTTCAAAGTATGAGTAATTGGTTAGAATTAGAATTAGATAATTATGAAACTTTTTCTAGCAATGCTTATGATGTTAATGGAGATGGTTCTATGGCATTTTTAGCGTACTTTCCTAATAACAATAATGATGATAATGATTCTACGATTACATTAACACAGGAAAGTAGATATGGTTTTTGGGCTACTAAGGTTTATAAAAATTATAATACTACATCAGAGCAAGAATCTAATACAACATTTTTAGGTATTGCACCACAACATGGAAGTTCTGATAATATACAACAAAAATTAAGATTTGCTTTAATTGGAAGAATGGGAGATAAAGCTCATAACTATTGTGGTTTTAAAATATACTGGGGATTAATAAATGATTTTGTAGAAGGGGAAGACAGACATACTGGATCAGTATCTGCAAAATATTTATTTTGTGAAGTTGATTTTGAAGAAGGAATAAGAATGGCTGGTAGTAATGACTATAGTGCCTTTGGTGTTATAGAAGCAAATAGTAAAAATAATTTTATGTTTCCTACTAATTTTTTTGCAAATGCTACAGATACCACAGGAGATGGTAAAGTAGTAACAAGTTTATCAACAGCAGAACCTTTTATAAATGATGATACATCTGTTATAGGTAGAGCTAACACAGGATTTAAAACACACACAGTAATGAATAGAAGATTGTATGTTGGTAATGTTCAGTATTATGATAAAGATAATAACCTTGTTACTAAATCTGATAGAGTATTAAAGTCTAGAACTGGTAAGTTTGATATAATACCAGAAACTTCTTTTATAGATGTAGAAGTTGAAGATGGTGATAGCATTATTAGGCTAGAGTCATTAGGTAGTAAGTTGTTACAATTTAAAAAACGTAATTTATTTATTATAAATACAAGTAGAAATATAGAATTTTTAGAAGCAGCATACGACTATAAAGGTTGTGAAAAAGAATATCATGTAACAAAAGGTGAAGGATTTGTAGCTTGGTTTAATAAATACGGAGCTTTTCTTTACACAGGAAAAAGAATTGTTGATATTACTTTAGGTAAAAATGGACAACCAAAGTTTGATGATTGGGGAGAAAAATACTATCATGATAATAATGTTATAGGATATATACCTAAAACAAAACAAATATATATTAGAAGCAAACAAACTGTAAATGTTAATAGTTTTCCTGCTAATATATTATTATATGATATTAAGTCTGAGTCATGGACAACTGGTGATGTAGCAACAACAAATGATATTACTAATATTATTACAAGAGAAAATGGTGATCTAAATTGGATGGAGGTAGTATCTGGTGATGGTGAATTAAAAAAATGGAGTAACACTCCTTTAACTTTTACAAAAACAGGAGTTATAATGAAGTCTAAAGAGTTTGATTTTGGTACTCCTATGGTAAATAAAAACATTAATACTATTTATATAAATTGTAAACAAACAGCTAACATAACATTACAGGGATTTGGCACAAAAAGAGACAATACACCATTAGATTTAACTGATATTGGTGCATTAACAAACACTACAAATACCTTTAAAACGATTAAATTGGTCCTTCCTGACACTTTTAAGAACTTAGTGAGCTTTGGTATAGCCTTAAAGAGTACAGGGGCCGTAAACGCTGGATTTGAAGTTAATGATATACAGATTGTATACAGAGATAAGGTATATAGGTAATGGAAAAACAAACATTAATAGAATCATTAAGTGAATTAAAAGATTTAGATAGAGAAGTTGACAATGTTAAACAACAATTTACTACACATATAACTTCTAAAAAAACTAAACCTAATAATTTTGAAGGTTCAGATGGAGATAGATTGGTAGTAAAAGAACAAGACGAACATTATCTTTATATAAAAGTAGAGAATAGATGGATGAAAACAAAATTGGAGGAAATATGAGTATATATCAAGCAAAAAATGCTATGACAGAGTTTAATCAGTTTGGAAAACGTCAAGCAGTAAAAGATCAATTTGCTCAAGTAAGTGGACCTGGAGCTGGTTTAATGGATGTTGTTGGAGGAATAAGTGCAATGACTGGATTGCATGGAATGGTAACTGGCGTTCAAAACTTTTTAATGACACCAGAACAAAGGTTTCAAAAAGGACTAGATACTGTTGCAAAAAATGCTGAGACTATAAATAACTTTGTTGATAAGATACCTGCAGATCAATTAGAGTCTATAAGAAAAATGTATGGCTATGATAAGAGCAATCAGTTTTCAGCTGCGAGAAGATTTTTATTTAGTTTAGATAAGTCAACTAATAAAATAAGAACAGATGCAGGAATACCTATACCAGATGAAAATTTTGTTAATATATTTTTACAAGGTGTAGAAAATTTTATACCAGAAGAATATTTTAATGCAGGTAATTTATGATAGTGCCTAACGATATTAGTTTTAGACAAAAACTTTACGACCATATTAAGTTGCGTGAAGGTTATAAGAATGTAGTATACTTAGATACATTGGGTAAACCTACTGGTGGCATAGGACATTTATTATCTTCTGAAGAAAAAAAAATATATCCAGTAGGGTGTTTATTAAAAGAGTCTATTATTAGAGAGTGGTATGATAATGATATACAGAAATCATTAGATGCTTGTAATGATCAATGTAAAATACTAAATATACATGATGTTGATTTCAAAATAGCTTTAACATCTGTAAACTTTCAACTTGGTACTAAGTGGTTTAGAAAGTTTCCATCAGCATGGAAAGCATTGTGTCATAAGGAGTATGATAAAGCAATAGATGAAATTATGTATGCTAACAAAGAAGAAGAAAGATACTCTAGATGGTACAAGCAAACACCAGTAAGAGTAAAAGATTTTGTAGAGGCAATAGAGAATATTAAGGAGAATGTATAATGGCACAAGGTAAAAAGAAAGGTTCAGCACAAGATTTAATGCTACCTTTTTTATCTGAAAAAAAGATAATGGGAAGCGATGGTGGTAATCCTACGCCTAATCCAGATTTTGTTAGAGCAATGCAAGCACAACAAGACAGTTTAGATCAGGCAGAAGAAATGAGACGTATGGGGCAAAATGAATTACAAGGTACTCCTAATACTCGTGATCCTTATTTTGATAAAGAAATGAAAAAACAAAATGCTTTACAACTTGAAAGAGATTTTAAAAAAAGAAAACAATTAGAAAAAATGAAAGAACCTATATCTATGAATAATAATATGATTCAAATGAGAATAAATAAACAAGAAGCTTCAAAAAGATATGCATATAGTTTTGGACTGCCTCAAGTTATGGATTTATTAGGTATGGAGTTTGTATCTTTTGATGAAAGAGGGGAGGAGATTATATAATGACTGATTATAATGATGATTTGCAATATAGAATGCCTAGTTTTAATGCTGCACAATTTTTTGGATCAAGTAGTATGGGTAGCAATATAGGTTCTGCATCTGGATTTGGTTCTCGTTTTGCTAACATGGGAAGTAGAATAACTCCTGCAATGCCTAGACTTGGTGGTGCTATGGGTAAGTTTGGTGGTAAACTTGCTGGAGCAGCAGCAGCTAATCCTTTGGGATTTGCATTAGGAGCTATAGGTTTAGTTGGCGGTTTTTTTGCAGCAAGAAAAGCAAGACGTAGAAGAAGGAAAATGCTTAGAGAAAGAAAACAAAAAGCATTAGAGGCTGAACAAAGATTAGTAGAAGCAGCTGGAGGAGTAAGAGAAGATTTTGGAGTTCAAAGAGATTTTCTTGGTCAGTCTGTTGGTTTTAGACAAGAAGCTGCTGTAGACAATTTTGAGAGAGTAAGAGAAAGAGCTCAGTATAATTTAGGTGCTACTAATTTAGCTGGCTCTGGAGCTGTAGATACAACTATGGCACAGTTAGATGACAGGTTTGCTATGAGTGCAGATAACTTGCAACTACAAGAACAGCAAGCACAATTTAGACTAGACCAGTCTGAAGAAAGTCAATTAAGAAGTATACAGAATAATTTATTAGAGTTATCTCAGTATACTGGTAGTAAGATTAACGTATTAGATAATGTATAGGAGATAGAAATGTCATATAGTAAATCATTGATAGACTCTTTAATAATGTTTGGACAAGTAGGAAGAAATACAGTAGATTATTTTACTAAAGATGATATTGATCCAACAGCAGCTGCTAAAGAGGTTATACTAGCACAATTAAAGGGTGAAGCAGAAGTAGCTAATAAAATTACTAACGCTGCAATACAAATTGGAATATCTGATTATCAATCAGTTCAGCAAGAAGCTGCAGCTATAAGAGCAGAAGATAGAGCAGATACAAGAGCACAAGCAGCAGAAGATAGAGCTTTGGAAGATTATGGAACACAACTTGGAATAGAAGATAAATTTGCACAGAAAAAAGAAACTAGAGCAGAAAAATTAGCAGATAAAAGACTTTTAGAAGAAGCAGGAATAACAGTAGGTTCTGTTGCAGTTCCTGATTTAATGGACAATCCTGCATTTGCAGCATTTTCAACAGGTAGAGCTGGTATACTTAGAGGTGGAGGTATGATCTTTGGACCTAAGATAGGTAATGCCGAAGATGCTGTAATGCAACAAGTAAAAGCAGTAACAGATGGTTATTCTAATGCTCAAGATAGTTTTCAAAGAATGCTTATGAAAAAAGAAGTATTAGGTGATAATGCTGCATTTGATATAGCTGCTAATGGTATAATGAAAGACATTAATTTATTAAAGTCTAATAAAGAACAAATTAAAAACTTCTCTAGTGCAGGTCAAAGACAGATGAAAGATGAATTGATTATGATAGATAATACTATCAAAGAGTTAGAAGGTTATTTCAAACAATTAACTGACTAATGAAATTAAACAATCGATTATTAAAACAAACCATTAGGGAACTTGAAGTTGGTCTTATAAATCAAGAAAGGTTTTTACAAAAACTTGATACTATATATAAAGCAAACCCTACATCTTTTACCGAAGAAGAAGTAGATTATATAGAAAAACAATTTAAAAAAACTGGTGTTGATTTTAACAGAGATTTAAAGGTTGCTGATGCTAATCTTATAAGTACTGCTAATCAATTTGTATCTGGACTTGTTGAAGGTTTTACAACTCTTGGTTGGTCAGATGAACCTGATACATCTATAGAATCTATAGCTAATAAAGTAGGACACCTTGTTGGTTTTGCTCCTGATGTTATTGCAAGTGCACTATCTATGGGCCAGTATATACCAGTAGCTGTAGCTAAACGTGCTAGTTTAAAAGCAGCTGGTGGTGTAACAAAAGGCTTACGTGCTGCTGGTGAAGCGGCTCCTCCTGCATTTAGAAAAGAAATAGGTACAGATACCTTTGCTTTACAATCAATACCAATGAAGGTAGCTGATAAAGTTATAGAGCAGGCTAAGGCATCTTTTGGAGATGCAGGTGTATTAAAGGACGGCTTTCTTGCTAAGGGTATATTAAAAAGTCCAAGGTTTAGAGATATAGGAGAGCAGGCTGCACACTTAGGTATAGCTATGGGTGTAAGTAGTTGGACAGAAGGTGCTAAAGGTGCAGCAGATGCAGCTATACATGGTGCTATAGCTGGTGGTATGTTTGGAACTATTGGTAATTATGTAAATGTAGCACGTATATATGCTAATCCTAAGACAAGAAAACTTGGTGAAAATATTATTCGTAGAAAAGCTGATGAGTTAGCAGCAGAAGATAGAACTTTAGAAGGAATCAATATGGCTATTAAAGGTGCTATTGGTTCTGGATTACAAGGTGGTATGGCTACTGCACAAAATTTACCTGTACCAGAACAGGTATATGAATATTTATTAGGTGCTTTCTTTGGTGCTACTGCTAGAGATGCAGGATTTATACAAAGAATTAAGTATCTAAATAAAAACTCAGAACGTTTTCGTTCATTAGAAAAAACAGAACAAACTTTAACAAGAGAACTTGAAGCTGATCCAGAGTTTTTAGCATTACCTAAATTTGATAGAGACTATGTAAAGAGTAGAATACCATTAATACAACAACAGGTATTTGACAGAGATGTTTCTATTACTAAAGTTGTTATACCTGAAGTAAAAGCTATATTAGATGAAAAAGGTATTACAAGACCTACTCGTGAACAGTGGGAGCAAATTAAAGCTGAAGTAGAACAAACTAAAATAGCAGAAGCATTAGAAAGTGTTGAGAATATAGCAGTAATAAGTGATAAAGATAAAAGTGGATTAGAAGCATTTAAGAGAGAAATAAAAGAAAACTTAGGAATGGATTTAGCTGACCTAGTAAATTTAACTTCTAAGGATTTAAATGAACCAGCTATTAGTAATCCACAGATAAAAACTTTAGTAGAAAAACTTAGGTCTATGAATATATCTACAAGTCAAGACCAGTTGTTAGTTGATATAGGTAGACTTGCTGTAGAGACTGAGTACAATTTACCTAAATTTAAAGAGGCTTTAAAAGAAAAATATCCTGAGCAAATAAAAGATGGAAAAGTTTTTTTCAAAGAAGTTAATGAATCGTTATTAGGTTCATATTTAAAACTTAAAAAAAATGTACAAATAAGAGAAGATTATGAGATAGATTTTAGTAGTGGTCAACCAGTTGTTACAAGACAACCTATGAGAGATATAGGAGATAAACCAGTTGGTGCTCCAAGACAAAAAAGTAAATACAATGAACATATAGGAAATGGCAGAAGAGTACGTATTATTGTTAGACAAGCTTATATACAAGAAAAACTTCATAAGTTTGGTCTATTAATAAAGGACGGAGGTTTAGTAGAAGTACCTATATTTGGTAGAAAGAAAATTTTAGATTTTTCTGACAATGATATTACAATAGGTTCAGGTAAAAATAAAAAAGTATTATATCAAAAGTTTGAATATTTTCTTAAAGACGCTATGTTAAATGATTTAAATGCTTCTGCTAGAGAACAAGGATATTATATATATGGTGGTGCTAAAGATACTGGAGAGATTATATTACACAAACGTCCATTTACAGACACAGAAATTACCACTGCTTTACAAAAACAATTATTAAGAGATAATAAATTATTTACACAGGATAAATTAACAGATGTGCAAGCAGAAGATTATGCAAGTAATATTTATTATTCTTTGTTAGATGCTGGCTATATAAAAGCTAATGAACCAATAACTTATGACAAATTAAATGATGGATTAAAAAAGTTTAGACAGAATCCTTTATTTGAAACTGTACAAAAATTTAATAAATACAATAGTTTAGCTCAAGGTCAAGAAGTAAAATTGGAGTCTGTAGATTACAAAGGTAAACTAGATGATAATGGAGAGTGGAAAGTTGTACAGATAGAAGACATACCTTCTACATTTAAAGTAGATGGAGAGCCTTCTAAGAGTGCTATAGATGCTGTTGTATATATAAGAAAAGAAATATTTGATGCTATTTCTGATGCTAATTATAGAGATCCAGATAGTGGATTTTTAAAACTTGTAGGATTTAAAGCTCCTAGAGAAGGAACTGGTACTATATTATTTAAAACTGGTACATTTAGAGCTACTACTGCAATGGATAAGTTTATGAAAGCTAATAATATAGATATTATTACTGCTGAATCTGCAACAAAAACAATGTTAGGTATTAAAAAACATAAACTAGAATGGAATAATAATACTAAAGAATACTCTATAAAAGATAACATAGAATCATTTGGTATAAAACCAGAAGAATTATATTTGAATTATGGTGTTTATGAAAACCCTAACAAACTTTATAATGGTTTATTAATTGCTAAACAAATGTTTGATAAACTCAACAAAGAGCAAATAGGTAAAGACTATGATAACTTTGTAGCTGATTATGATAGAATGATTGAATCTTCTGTTGTAGGTAATCCTGAAAAAACCAAAGCCTTTGAACAAGCTTTTGCAAAACAAGATTTAAGTTTAGAGTATAATATAGATACAATATCATTAGGTGCAATTAATAGAGTATTAGAGTCTGATCAAATAAAAACTCCTTTTGGTTTAAAATTATTAAGAAAAATATTAGAAAGAGGTCGTGAAGATTATCATCAAAATATACAAGAAGCTACTGATTTAATAGATGTTACTTTACAACAACTTGTTAAATATGATGTGCCAAATGCATTATTTAAAACTGGATATGATATTGGATCTGTAATTTATCCTCCATATTTATCTTTTATTAATAGAAGTTTAACAGAATATCGTCATAAAAGAGTAGTAAAACCTAGAGTAAATAATGCCGTAGAAGGTAAGTTAGGACCTGCTGATCCAGAAACTGCTACTGGATTACGTGATAATCAAATAAGATTAGGAGAAACTTTTAGAGATATGCCTATAATGGTTGGAAATGATCAGATAACTTTAGGAAAAGCTATTGATAGATTAAACGTTATAAAAAATGATATACAACAATTTGGTACAGAAATAAATCAATTAAGAGATGCTCTTACATTTTTAATTATGCGTAATCCTAATAGTGGTAATGGTGGTGTACGTGTTGTAGAGGTAGTTGGATTTACAGGTAGAAGAGGTATGAATGTTGTCACTACATCTAAAACAGATTATTACTTAGGTGGTGCAGATAAAGATGCTGACAGTGTATTTATGTATCAGAATATGCCTGAATCTTTTAAGAAAGTATTTAAGAAATATGAGAATGAATTAGCAGGTAAAAACAATGAAGATGCATTATCATTTGAAACTCCTCAAGGTAAAGAATGGCAAAGTTTAGTTGAACAATATCCAGATATTAAAGTATCTGAAGGTGGAGCAAATGGTACTAGAGCATTAGAAGATTTAATGAATAGTAATCTAAGAATTGATGTAGCTAGAAATGCACGTATTGGTAAAAAAAATATTGAGTATGTAGTATCTGGATTTAATCGTATGCAAATGGTAGCTGATATTATTCAACAAGATACCGCTATGGGAATACCAGAAATGAAACTGACTACATTTATTAAAGGTACAATGTTTCCTATTGGTTTAAAGTTAAAAACATCTGTGAGAGAGTTACAATTAGATACATATAGAGGTATTAATCTAATGGCAGACTCTGCAAACTTTACAAAAGTAGCAACCTACGATAAAATATTAGATACTTTTTGGTCTAAACATTTTGAAATTACAGGTAAGCCTGAAGTTCAAGGCAAAGAATTTGATATGTTTGAAAGATATAGCAATGAATACGAGTATGCTTTTAATAGAATTACAGAATTAAAGTCATTTAAAGATATACATTCTGTCGGATATAGAAATAAAAATGTAACAGATCCAACAATATCTACTACTATTGGAGAAAATTATTTAAAAACTTTTGGCTCACAAAATAGATTCTATTACCATATAGCAAAAGCTTTAGTTGATTATCCTAATTTTGTTATTAATCCTTTTAAATTTTATGCTAAAGAATTTAAAGACTTTGCTGCTACTGATGTAGCAAAAGCATTAATATTAAGATATAGAGAACTTGTAGTTGATCATCCATTGTTGCAAAGGTTTGGTTTAACTGATAATTATAACTCTCAACTAGAAGCTAAGGATACATTAAATTTAATTATTAATGAACCAGGATTATTGCATCAAAAAGTTTTTGAATACCAAGGTATATTTAGAAGTTTAAAAATGTCTGAACAATTTATTAGAGATATACAACAGAAAAAACCTAATGAATATGGATCTGAAACTGCTGAAATGATTGTAAAAGATATTATAGATCAAACATTTATGATAAAATCTTTATTTGATAGAGGAAATAACTTAAGTTTTCCTGGCAAAAAACATTTAGAATTATCTGGTAATGATGTAAATACATTAATTAGAAGAATAAAATTAAACTTTAAAGATAAGTATCCTACTATCTATAAAGATATAGAACCTATTATAGAAACATGGTTATTATCAAGTCCATTGAAAGGACCTACTACTGATATACAAAAACTTGCATTGTTAGATATAGAAAAAGAAAATTCTAATATTAGTAAGTTTATAAAAGATGGTGATAGATTAAATAATGAAGACTATTCAAGAGCTTTGTATTTTAAAAATTTAGCATTAACAAAATATAGACCTAACGTAGATAATATATCTAGCTATATAGCTATAAGTGATAGAGGTAGACAAAGTTTCTTTTCTGATATGCGTCAAATGTTAGAGTCTAATGGTCAAAGAGTTGGAGAAAAACTATCTCAAAAACTTATAGATAATGATGCAATTAAGTTTGAAGAGCAGTTTAAAACAACATTTAGTATTGAAGCATTTGATAGATCTTTATCAGAAAATACTGTATATCAAAATAATTTTGAAATAGTAGAAGATAGAGTAAAATTTAATTTCTTTGGTAATAAAGATAAGATAGTTGATACAATAATAGAAGATGCTCCTAGCTTAAAAACTAAACAAGAAAATTTAGATGGATATATAGGAGAACTTATACCTCAGTTTGAATATTTATTTAGAGTAGAATCTGATAAGAATGCTATCTTAACAGACAAAGCTAGTAAAGAAATTAAAAAACTTAGAGAAATATTGTTTCAAAATCCAGACACTATAATGAGATTAGAAGAAATGTTTATGGAATTAACATACAATCAAACTGGTGTTCAAAGAAGATTAGAGACTATGACCACAGAAGATCTTGTTATGTTTAATAAAAGTTTAGAAATGTTGTTAAGTAAAAAGACAGCATTTCAAAAACAAAGAGAAGCTGTTAGAAAGCCTAGTGCTATTGATCAGACGTTAGGATATGGACAGGCTGCTAAATATTTATTTAATTTAGATAGATTTGAGATAGAGACTAATGCTAGACCTACATTAGATAAAAATGGAAAAATATCTAAAAAAAGAATATCTATACCTGTTACTACTCTTGAAGCAGGTAGAGTAGCTATAGATAAATTTGATACATATCAAAAGATTATTTATAAACTACAACAAGATAAAGTTGATGGTGTATATTATTATTTTAATACCACTGATAAATTAATGGCAGAACATAGAGACTTGTTGTTTCAAGCTGCTGTAAATAAAATAGAATACAATCCAGGACCTGATGGTAAACCAAGGTTTCCTACGCAAGTTGGTGGTGAGGGGGAAAGAACTTACATTGTAGAATCTTATTTAGATACTCAATCAGCAATTAAAAAACTAGAAGATAGTGGAGTTGTATTTAATATACCACAAGGTAATATAGATGGTACATTAACACCTATAAAACCTCAACAATTTGTAGATAGAATTGCATCTGATACATCTAAATTATTACAAAGTATTAAGAATACATACATAAAAACAAATGTAAAACAGTTATCTAAAACATTAGTAGATCTACAAAAAGTTAAAGGACTTTCATATGGCACTAATAAAGATGGTGCGTTTGTAGTAGAAGGGGTGTTTAAAGGCTCACAAACAAAAGACCTAGACTCACGTAACCTTGAACAAACTTTCTTGCAAGAAACAGGCATTATAAATGAAAATAGGGTGTCATTGTTATATAAAGATATGATGAACAGAAATGTAACTGACAGAGAATATATTGGTAAATATCTTATGAGTGTTAATGATTATAGATTTATCAAATTCCATATGGAGTTGAGAGATAGAATACAATTTTTATTAGAACCAAAAGGCATTAATGTAAGTAAACCTAAGGGTAAAGTATCTCAAAAAGGTTCACAAGCTTACATTGTAAAACAGACAGTATTAAAAGAGTTAGCAAAAACTAAAGGTGAGTATACTAAATATTATGTTGGTGATATTGTAGAAGGTTATTTTCCTAGGTTAGGACATGGTAGATATCAGGCTAATCAAGAAAAACTTGCAGAGTGGATTAAAGATAATGTTGAAGTTAAGTTTAACAGAGCATTACAAGATAAAAAGTTATTACCAACTTACCTACAAGCAAAGATGGACATAGATGGTGTAAGTCATATGGAGGCAGCTCTTACATATAAAAGAGATTTAAAAGCAGGTTTTGAAAGAATGATAGGTGTTTCTATAACTAATGGTCAAGCAGCTGCTGAAAGACAAATAACTGATTTAATGGAAAGACCAAATCTTGATGGATTTATTGGTGATTATGCAGCTAGCATGACTAAAAATAGAGGTGAAACGTTTATGCCTTTTTATCAAAAAGATATTGATGCTGTACGTTTTTATACAAGTGGATTGTTTAAGATGTGGTTTACAAATCTTGCTGGATTAAGATCTGAAATATTGTTAAGAAACTTTGATAATGTTCATAAAGGTCAAGAATGGGCAGCTGATTGGTCAAACTATATGAGAGATTCTTTTACAAATATGATGGGTTTAAGTACATATCGTGCATTGAACTTGCATGGTATACAAAAAAAAGACCAAGAGTTCTTAAGACAATATATAAAAGATGGTTTGACTGGACCTAAAGAAGGTACTGGTAGATATAAAAAAGATTTGATTAAAGATTTTGATGCAGCTATTGATGTTATGCCCCATGAACAGATGTTGATATTTAAAAGAAATAATAGAAATGTTGAAAAGACTAAAGCAGAAATTAAAGCATTAAGACTTTCAAGAGCTAATAAGTTAGTAGAAAGAGTAAACTCTACTGGTAAGTATGGATCATTGTATCATCTAACAAGTGATGAAGTAGCAGTTAGATTCTTTAATAAGCTAGACAGAGCCTTTGGTGGTAAATTATTTGGTCCTTTACCTACTAATTCTAAAGATAGACAATTTGCTATTATGCAACGTGTAAGACAGTTGAGTGACCTAGAAGGTAAGTTTGAGCTATTATCATTATTATCACACCCTAAAACAGCTATTACTAACTTATATGGTGGTACTGTTAATACGATATCTGATACAGGTTGGTCAGCATTTAGGAAAGCAAATGATTCTGAGTGGATGATACAGAACTTATTTGGTGGAGGTAAAGCAGAGTTTTCTGTAGTAGGACCAGATGGTAGAGTACAAAAGGTTCAGATTAATAGTATGAAAAGAATTTTTGAATGGATGGAAACTATTGGGGTATATGATCAGATGTTCTTAGATCTTGTATCTCTTGATAAAAACTTTGGTAGACAGGGTGTAAAAAAGTTTTGGATTGAATTTATATCACGTATGAATAAATCTTATAAAGAAGGCAGAATAACTTCTAAAGAGCTGCACGACATTGAATCTAAAAGAACTTTAAGAGAAACAGCAGAATATTTAAAAGTAGAAATACCTGTTGTTGAAGCTGGTGCTTTACCAATGAAATGGTCGGAACGTAAACTACGTGGTACCGCATTTTTAGCTAACTATATTAATATGAGAACTATTTTAGGTGAGAAAATTTTTGATGGAATACCATTTAATAGTCCAGTTATTACAGACTTTGCTATGAAAGGTGTTAAAGCATCTCAGTTTATGTATCAGGCTACATTCAGGCCTAACTTTGCTAATACATCTTTAGGTCGTGTATTAACCAGATTCCAACCATATGCATGGAATAGTATTGGTAGACGTATACAGATCACAAAAGATGCTAAGCTTGAAGGTTGGAAAAGAGATACATTGTCTCAAAAGAAATTTGAAAGACAACTAACTCTAGATTTAATGGCATTAGCACTTGGTAATATATTTATTGCTAGTATTTTTGAATATGCATTATCACCACCTATGAACTGGTTACAAGATACATCTGCATTATTGTTTGGTGATGAAAAAGAAAGAGAACGTGCATTCTTTAGTTCATATCCTTCTCAATATTTAGCACCATTACAGATCGTAACACCACCTATTGCTAGATTTGTATTGTCTCCTATCACTGCTATATTAAATGGTGATATGGAAAACTTTTATAAATATCAAGTTGCTACATACTTTCCTTTTGGTAGACTATTCAGAGACTTAAAAAAGACGTATGATAGTCCTGCTATGGCAGTAGATTTTATGACTGGATTGCCATTAAGAAGATTACATTCAATTAGACGTAATCAAATGGAACAACAAGCTGCTATAGAAGAAGAACTTGATACAATCCCAGAAGATTAATTCTTTTTTTTTATCGGTGGCTAATATTTTTTCCCCCCTTTTTTTTGTTATTATTAGTTTGCCAACCAATTTTTATTTGCTTACAAAGGTAATACAGGGTTTAATACCTGCCCAACTCCTTTTAAGCTGTATTATAAAGAGGGGAAAAATAAGTGATGGAGACGACAAGTGAGTTAAAATCGTCCCCATCTTCACACATAGGAGTATATGATATTACAGTTCGTTTACACGATCTAGTAATTCTTCTAATATGATCATCTCTTGTTTAGATACAAATGGTGCTTTTTTATAATTAACTAAAGCTGCTTTTACTAACAGTACTTCAGCTGGATTATAGAATAACAAAACTAATTCTGTATCTACATGCATAGTTGTTATATTATTACTCATAGCTGCCACTCCCATTAACATAACCTTCTGTACTATCTACGCTATCTTCTGATTCTCTTATTTGTTTGTTATGTTTATTTTTTAACTCTTCTTCAAGAGCTGTTATAATTTTCTGAGCTAACTTAATTATTATAGTAGCTTCATCTTTATTCATTTCAATCATCATGATTGTCCCTTTCTATTTTAATTAATCTTAACCATTCAGTTAGTGGTATTACAACTAACGCTTCTTTTCTATCCATACGTGTAACAACAATATCAACATCATCGCCATGATTATCTGGATAAAGCCACTCTGCTATACGTTTTCTACGTTTAGCTTGAATGCAATAATCTTCTACTATTACATCAACAACTTCTGATTTACCTAGTGATCTACCATCAGAGGCATAGGCCCTCTTTGCAGAGAGCCCAGCATCTTTAGCTGCATTTACAACTTCACGTTCAAGGTTGTTTCCACGAACTTTGTTTTTATGCGTCATACATTTCACCAAAGTTTATTTTAGTATCCCATTTATGTGCACCTAGAATAAGTTGATATTTTATACCAACTCCTAAGTAAATAGATATACTTTGTCCATGATTTTTGTTTAACATGCATCCTATACGGACAAAGTTAAAGAATTTAAAATCATAAACCTTTACGTTTAACTCGTTTGTACTTGAGTATTTGAATATATATTCCATATTATTTTCCTTTATATTTCTATACGTTTAAATGTCATAGTGCTTGGATTAAACTCAGTAACAAATTCTAACCTACCATCATCTCTTGATTTCTCAGACATAACAGTACGATATACTTCATTACGATTACCTTTAATCACAATTACTTTATCTGCTTTTTGTACCACATTAGATGAACCTTTCAAGGAATGTAATCCTATAGTACCTTGAGAAGCACTAGCTTTGTTTAAATGATGTATAGCAAAAATTAAAGTGTTATTACGTTGTGCAATCTGTTTGAGTGCATCTATAATAAAATTTTGTTTTTGTATATCACCATCAAACCTATCTACTTGCATTTCATCAGTAGTATCAACTACTAATACATTAGGTTCATATTGTGCTACAACCTTTTTAATTGCTTCGATCTCAGGAGCAATCACCATAATATTAAGATGATCTAACTTATCTTTCAAAGAAAACTCTGGATTATTTTTATATTGATTAATAACCCATTCACTTGTTTTCTCTTCAGCTATTTGTCCGAATCTTCTCCATATCAATATTTCATTCATCTCTAAAGATAAGAATAAAGTATCTTTTTTGGCTTTTGTCACTATATTTTGAACGAATGCAGTTTTACCCATACCAGTATCACCACTAAATATTACTAGTTCACCTGGTTTGAATACGTAATCAGGAGCACCATCAAATATGTCTTGTATATTAATACTCCTTGCTGTTAGATCGTTAGTTATGTATTGTTTAAATGTATCTTCTAACGAAGCAACATCTCTAATATCTAATACATAATCTTTACGTTTGAAATGAATACACTTTGGATCACAATACTCCATAAGTATTGCATCATCACAACCGTATATATATTGATTGTCATATACATTTGTAACAGTGCGTTCTATTTCAGATATATCTAACTCGTTTTGAGACCATTTTACTATGCCGTTTAATGCAACAATAAATGGTATTCCAGCTCTTTTCCAAGAACTTACCATACGCATCATATTTTTATTACGTGAACCTTGAGTTGGTCCTTCATTAAATATATGTTGCACACAAGTAACAACAGAATTAGTTTCACCACTTCTCATAGGTGTTAATTCAATATTTTTATTGATACTTGATATTATTGATGTTTGTAGATAAGGTTCTACAAAAGCACTTTCATCATTCATTGTTGCATAAAAGTTTGGTTTAGACTTAATATATTTAGTATACTCTTCTTTAGATGAAGCATATAAACATACATCATCATAAGATAAGTTCCATATATCTTCTAATGGTATCCAAACTTTATACAGCTTAGTCTTTTTATTTAACGACCAGTTTGATCTAATGATTCTTGTCTTGTCGTAAATATTATCACCAAAACTAAAATGTTTAGTAAACGTAGCTTTCACTTTATCATGCAACTTTTTATTTGGTTGAAAGCCAAATACGTTAAGTAACTCAATATGATAACCGCTACCACTAAACCAGATATTGATATGGCTACTGTCAATGCCAAAATCAAACAACTCATTACAAGTATGTTGTAAATAGCTTTGCATATTTTCTCCATCAATATCTCCTTTGTCTAAGTCTATAATAAACTTATCTGGATAAACAAGTCCATCATATCCTTTAACTGTTTTATGTTTAAGTAAATGATCACGAAATGTATTGTCAAACAAATAATATGATCTATACATTTCTTTTTTAAAAGCATTTGCTTTTTGTTTTGTTAAGTATTCAGTGTATGTACAAATTTTATTTCTTTTCTGTACACCACCTTCAACTACCTCTATTATCCTATTTTCCATCCTTTTACTTTCCCACTTTTATGTTCAACTTCTTCTAGTTTTATGCCATGCTTTCTTAAAGTATTACTTTCACGTATCTTTCTAAATGCTCTAGCATAAGTACTTGCAGTGTGTAATTTTTGATGTGCTAACCTACCATACAATGGTAGTGCACCTTCCAAATCATAACTATAAAAGATATCACTTCTTTTACCTTTGATACTTTTAATCCACGCAATAACTATTTCTTCAGCTGTCATTAAAAGGGTACTTCCTCACCTTTGAAGGTTTCTTTTGCAACTTCAACAATAGTTTCAGTCTCGGATGTAGACTTATCATAGTCTTTAGGATAACCTTTTGATATTTGTTGATTGAACCTAGATTCAAGTTGTTCTTTACTATCTGGATTAGATACAACTCCCCAAGTATTACGTTTGTATTTACCTGTAGATTTGTAACTAATACAAGATACTTTTTTATCAACTAATGATTCTAATGATTTAGTGTCTAGTATACCAGCATCACTTACATTAAGATCACATTTTGCTGCAACAAACAATGTATTAAGATCGTCTGGATAAGCCATACCTGTTACAACACCACTTGTATCTTTTTCAAAGTTTTGATTTACAAAACAAGTGTATGTATATCCATTATTATCATCAGTCAATTGAAGTTTTAAACTCATATCTGTATAAGGTGAGTCCATTACTTCAACATCAGTTATTGTAGTATCATTCACAAAATAATTACGAATGTTTTTACTACTGTTTTTGTATTTAGTACCTGTAATAGCCATTATTTACTATCCTCCATGTATTCGTTTGTCTTATCTGTAATAGCATCACGCATCATTTCATTATGAGATTCACAATGTGTTTGTAATGCGACTACAGCTCTTGTTGTGTCGATAAGGTTATATCCATATTCACCACCATTGAATGGTAATCTTAGTAATACAAAATCACCATGATCATTGCTGATAGATTCAATATCTCCTTCTTCTAAACCTACTATTCTATGCTCACTTGGCATCTTTTTTGTCTTTTCCGACATCCTTGCCCTCCTTAATCATTTGATTAAAGTATTGCATTGTAGCATTTACTCTAAGTTTAGTATCGAAATGTCCAGCAGTACGCTGTTCATTGTATCTTTTTATCATTGCTTCGTCTAAGTAAGGTGTAGCTTTCTTGAAACCAGCATCTAACTCTTCTAACATTTTTATTGTTACATGAGATTTCTTTTGTGCAGCTTTTGCATTATCCACTTCTTCTTTCGAAGCTATTGCGTATCCACCACCATATCCAGCAAAGGCTAATGCTCTACCGACTGCTGATGTTTCACAATTTTCTAGTGCTGATGTTTTGTTAACAAATCCAGTATTGTCACGTTCAGCTGCATGACCAGTGTAATATTGATCTGGATTGTTTTCTTTTGAAGGGTATACTGTAGCAGATATTAAGTATTCATTACATCTTTCACCTGTTGGTGTATCTGTTATATTGTTTACTGAAACTAATGTTGTTTCTATTGTAGCTTCAGGATATTCAGATAAGAATGCATCGATACGATCTTTGACTTCAGTATATTCTTTACCTTTGAACTTCATATTCAATTACCTTTCTTTTTCTTATTATTATTATGCTCTTTTGAGCCTACTAATATACTCCTAAGTATTGAATTTTACAAGTCTTTTTCGTAAATAAATTCACCATAATCACCACAACCATTACAATATGCAACCCATATGTCATCACATTGATCAGCATGTCCTTGTGGATTTGCACCTGTATTACATACTGTACATACTAATTGTCCTGGATCTTCATTGTGTATTTCTTTTATTTTATCATCAACTTTTTTCATCTTTTCATATAGTTCTTTATATTTATTATTAAATACTATATTATTTGGATTCAATTTACCTTCATGTTTTATTGACCATTTTTTTTCATTCATAACTACCATCCTTGCCTATCTCTTGGTGTTTGTTTATCAAACTTTTCTAACCAAGATTCTTTTTTTTCATTTATACGAAATGTTCCATACTTCTTATAATTAAAGAAATACCATGCTCCGTATCTTTTACGAAAGAGCTCTGCTGTTAGAGCTCTCTCTTTTGCCGTCATTGCTTTGCTTTTAGGCTTTATTACTTCTGTTTTCATAACACTCTCCTTCTCATTTTAACATGTATATATTTGATTTTCATTTTTAATATTAATTCATATGGTATTGAATGTTTCTCACATATAGCAACTTCATGCAAAGTTCCTATGTCTATACGCATACTTGGACCATATGGTTTTTGATCAGTTATTTCGTTTGCTGGATAACCTTGTGAAGCCATTAAAACTTTATCTGAATCATCTCTTATTAAACCTAATTGACACCATATTGTATTGTTGTGATATTTTTCCCAACATTGATGAAATGTAATTAAGTTTTCAAGTTGTATTGTAAAGTCTATATCCATGCTTTGGAACATTTCTTTGTAAGGCATTCTATGTTCCCAACTATTATGTTCTGATTGAGTTTCTTGAGTGTATATAAGTTCACTTATATATGCTTTCATTTCCTTTCCTTTTCTAATAGAGTGCGGGGACCAATGAGATTGATAGTGGATATAGAGAGGTATATAGCCCCCACACCAGTTAATATATTACTAATGTAAATCTAATGAACAAGTAACAAAGTTGAAAGAGAAATTTTTCATATAAGGTTCATCTTTCAGTATCTTTTTTACATTGTTGCATATCAAACTACCAGTCATATTACTACAATAACTAGTTGCTTTTTGATTACATGGAACATCATCTGCTATATCATCTGTATACCAAGTTTTCATATACTCTTTCAAAGTTGGTTGTTCAAATGTATATTGCTGATAATATTCTGCACCCATTCTACCGTCAATAAGTATCTCAGGTTTTTCTAAGTTTAGAATATTCTTTACTGCATCTAATCTTGAACTCATAGAATCAAATCCAAGAATAACTACATTACGAGGTTCTTGTAATATGTTTTCAAATTCACCATTATGAGTATTAATATAGGCATTTGGATTGATTGCTAAGAGTTTATCTTTCAATGCTTCTACTTTTGGTTTATTAATATCATTAGTATCATATATTGATACACCAATATTAGGGCTTTCAACACGATCCATATCATACAAATGGACCATATTAGCACCCATTCTTACCATAGTTGTAGCTGCGGCACTACCAATAGCACCGCAACCCAAGAAATGATAAGCATATTCATCAAAGTTATTAACTAACCCAGAATATCTCTCATTCATTTCACTTCTCCTTTCGCATTAATTATATTTACATTACCAGTCATATCAAAAGACCTTTCAAAATCTATTGATGTTTGTATATCTGGTTTATCACCACCTTTTGCATAAATATATTCATCTGCCATTAACAAATGAACACATTGCACAAGTTGTTCTTTATCTACTATAAGAACTCTAAGCTCACTTTGATCTCTACCAAGTTTTCTATTTAGATTTCCTACAGCTTTTCTGTATTTTGGATAATCAGAATCATTAAGATATTCTTGTAAGATAGTATCTAACTTTGCTTCAACATCTACTCTTTCTTCATCTGTTTTATCCGAAGCCCATATATTCATCTGATTAACATATCCACCATTATACATACTACTAAATGCATTATTTGTTTTCGTAGTCTGATATTTGTATGTTACAGGTTTAGGTTTTGAACATTTCTCTTCAACTTCATTGATAATATAATCTGGTATTTCAGTTTTATCACCTATTTCCATTTGAAGATCAGTTTGTGTACCAGTTCTCCAATCACATACTCTAAGAATATGTTCTTCTTTAAGATTAACAACAAGATTAAATGTATATTTACCTGTTATTGTTTTATGTTGATTAATAGCTGTATGGTCAGTTGGGGACCAGAAAACATCCATAGTGTGATGACTATGCCACCAGCACAACCAATATTCCTCTTTACCGTGTTGCACTTCCATTTTAACTGTATAATCACTAACAGCGTCTGCTGTTATCTCTGTATTACTAGCAGTAATTTCTTGTTCAAGTATTACTGGATTAGTAAATACAAACTTGTTATCAATTTCTTTAACAAGCATATATCCACCAATTTCTGACTTGTGCTCATCATAAGCATATCTGGAATAATTTTGTATAGTATCCCAGTCTTTCTGATTCATTATGAACTTACTCATTACTATCCTCTCTTTCGTTTAATATTCTACGTTCATATTGTATTGGTGATTCACCTGGTAATAATCCAGGAAAATCTACTCTGTTTAACTCGTATTCATATTCATCATCATCATAATCTAATTCATATGGATCTTCATCCTCTTGAAATGGAAGATCATTGTCTATTCTACTGTTTATTCTACTTTGCACCATATTGATTTCTTTTTCTAGTTCCTTTTTCACTTTCTGATTCATTTCCTCTAATTCAGTCCATTCAATATTGTCAACAAACTCTACCAGATTTTCCATATGTTTGTATAATCCATGACCAATAGTAATACATTGATCTTCATCTAATATTCTTTTAACTGCATCTACCAAAGCATATGTGTATTCTTGATAAGCAGTTATATGAACATCTTTGATGTTCTTGGTATCCTCAACATATGTATCATCATTTAGAAATCCATAAGTAGCAAGTCTACTTTGAAGTTCCATTATGATAAGACTGTTAGGTATCCAGTTAGGACGACTAAAGTCCCAACCAAATATTGCACGATATTGTTCTTGTGAATTACCAACTGAAACTACTGGTGATTCAGGTTCTTGCAACCAACCTTTACCCAACATAGCATAACCAGACTCTAGATATTTTCTCGTACCATACTGATCTACTTGACCAATATATTCGTGAGTTGGTTGAGACCAATAATTTCTGAAATGTCTATCACAATCAAAATCATTAAACAATTTTGAATGCATTCTACCTATATCAAAATCCGTATAATCTTTTATAAAATCAGATCTAATACGATTTTTTGGTAAAGTGTAGAAACTTTCTTGTAAGTTGTTTAGAGGTCTTGTATCGTGTATATCATATCTAATCCAATGTGATAATATATCCATAATAGATAAGAAATCTAGTCTTACAAATGCATCTCGAATATGTTGATCCATATTACCAAAACAAGTGCTTACTGCATTATGATTAACACCGAAAGCTGAAAAACTATTAGTGTCTGTTTCATAACTATGACCTTTACTAATGTATGGGAATGTTCTTTGTCCAGGACTATCACTTCCACACCAACCTGATAGTTCAGTAGGTCTACCAGAATATCTTGTCATACCATGACTTTCGTAAGATCTATTCAGATTTTGTCCTCTGAGATATCCGTCAATCATATTTCTATATTGATAATTGTTGCTGATATCGCTTGCTTTCAAATCATGAAATTTAGAAGTGTATAGTGCTTGAAACATTGCATAAAATGGTATTTCATAAAGAACAAATATATCGTCCATAAGTTTAATCTTACCATACGATTTTACTTTTCTTTGCTGTCCAAAACTACTATGCAATATTTCCATTTCAGGATCTTTGATATGTATAGCCATAGATAAATGTCCAGTAAGAAACTTTAGTAAGTTTATCTGAGACATTGACAACTGTTCATCCTCATCTAAATGAGAAGTATTTGGTTCCCAATATTTAAATATCATTGATATTTCCATATCATCTCTCAAAGAAAAGTAAGACTCTGCTTCTTTTGTTTTGTTCTGAAATATATCCATAACATTTTGCATATTTTCTGTTGCTGCTTCTACATCTTGATCAGTTGTTGCTTTTCTCACTCTCAACTCTCTCATCAGAGTATCAATATCTAAGAGTCTTTCTCTTAGTTGTCTGAGTTGATGTTGAGCTCTATCCATTCTATTGAATTTAGTTTCTAAGCTACCACCTTTATGTAGTTGCAACAATCTTTCAGATATTACTTCATTAACAATTTTCATATATCCAGGTTTCCACCTATATGTTCTTGTAAATGCTAGTGGTGGTAATGGTTCTACCATTGTTCTATTGCCACTAACATAAGTGTTTTGAGTAAAGTATCTGTTGAAGTCGTTAATCTTTCTCATCACTATATTCTTTGGACCTATAATCATTTCAGATGAAACATCAGATATGTCCATTTCTAAGTCATCCCATTCAACTTCTTTCCACATTTATATACTCCTTTCTTACCATTGGTGCTCTTGATACATCACCTTCTCTATCGATAAAGTATAAGTATCCACTTTCACGCAATATATTTGTATCAAGAACTTTCTCACTTCTCTTATCTATAGTTTTACGATACACATCACCATGTATGTTCAAGTAATATAGATAACCCTTTTCTTTATTAATACCGCATGTTTTCACTTTCTCAGCCATATTATTCTCTCCTTAAAGTTATGAGGGACAGCCGAAACTGCCCCTCTGTTGTTTTTATTATCCACCTTTAACCGTGTGCTCGTTAAATGCAATAATACATCTACCGTCAGTAGCACTAGTTCTGGTCAGTAAAGTCTGAAGATTAGCAGATGGTGATTCACCAGAAACTGCATTGTCTTCCCAGTTTACTTTGATCTTTGTATTAGACAAGTTAATTTGTTCATACAAACTAGGACTTGCGTCTCTAAGATAATCCACAAACTCTTGCACATTTCTGCACGCAAGTGCTCTTTCATCTCTTGCTTCTACAAAGCCAGTGTTATTTACATTATATAGAATCGCTTCTATCTGTGTTGAGTTACTCATTTTCATTTCCTTTCGGTTTTGAGTCATGAAATAAGGCTAACAATAAATAAAACACTGCCTTATACATGAACTCTTTTGCTATTTTAAGGTATTCATATGTTGTATTGCTATCAAGTTGAGTCTGTAAAACTGACTCTGCTTCAACATATATTGGCATATCAATACCTTCTTCTATTGCTTCTTGTAAATTGTCTCTGTTAACTTTAATACATTCTACAAGAGTTATAGGGATTTGTGCCTCGTGTTTAATTGCACCTTCCCTAAGTTTTTGTTTTGTAAGTGTAGCAAACTTAAACTTTGCCCACTCTTTCGATTCTGTAGCGGCTATTACCTTTTCATTAATTACTTCATTAAATGATTTCACCGCTCTATCGTATATCTCTTCATTGTTAAACATCATTTCTCCTTCTGATACTACTTATCATATTGTATTTTGTGTAATCCCAACCACCTTTTTCTAAATCAGCTACCAACTTATCTATATGTTTCTTTATTTCTATTGCTTGCTGGTAATCCATTTCACTTAGAATCGGATAGTAACTTCTTGTTTTTGTATTTGTGCAAGTCACATCTTTCCATACCAATATTGATATGAAACCAAATAGTATTGCTAATGATATATATCCTATCATAATATTTCCTTTCTTTGTTAAGGCAAGTGCGGCTATTAAGTAATCCCGTTCACCGCACTATTAGCCACCGATTTATCTAAACTGTTCAGACAAGTCTAAGAGTTTATCCTCTATCGCATCTTCTATAGTATCTAAATTATAGTCTATAATTTCTAATGCTCTATCATTTATTGACTTCGTAGCCTCATCTGTACTACATGATTGTTTTGCTACTTCATCTTCCACTAACTCTTTCATCTCTTTCTTACTGAACAGTTCTGTTTGTTTGTATTTACTCATCTCATATAGTTACTCCTTTCATATGTTATATTGCTTCGATCTGTTGTATTGAATGGTATATAATACGAACTATAAGTCGTATTGAATGGTTCTCAGAAAAAGAGAGAGTGCGACAACGATATGTCGCTTTCATTCAATTATTGTATTGTAGGGTATATAATATACAAGAGAAAAGGGCACCTACAACAAGTAAATGCCCTTAACAATATTAGAATGAATAAGCACTGCTAAATGTTAAACAAACCAAGTCTTTTGGTTTATTAGCGTCCTTACCATAATTAGAGATCGAACTATCAGTATAGTTAATGTTTTCAATACTGTCTTTTAACTTCATACCTTGCGTTTCTACAAGATTCTGAAATTTATCATCAGTTGACATATATTCCATTAAGGCAAGCATATGAACATATTTACCATTAACTTTCTTAGACAAATCGAAAGAATTATCATCAACTTTAACAATAGCCTTAACGACTGTGTCGCCTTTCTTAGCCAATTCATCTTTTTCATTAACACCTTTATTAGTCTTAAATAGACTAACACTACAAGGATTATCAGTATCTATAAGATGTTTTAAGAATCTTGCTTGTAGTTGTTCCGCTGTCATTACTTCTGTATTCATTATTAACTCACTTTCTCGCCAATAAGACGATGTTTTTTAACTAATTGATTGACAAAACTCAACCAAACTTATAAGAAAATATAAGCAAAAAGGTAGGTGGGCACTATATATAAGACCCACACACATTCTAGTTGCATTTTTTAAAAATGAGTTGTAAATTTTTTATTATGAAGATTCCGAAGAAGATGTTATTTGAAATGGTTATGCAAGGTAAGCTACAAAAATTTGATCATGACCAGGATTGTTGGATAAAAGTTTCATTTGATCCAGATAATGAAGAACATATTCAAATTAAAATGCAGCATTATGCTCAGGCTGAAATAGATTTTGTATTTGAAGCAATGCAGATGGGAGTTACAATATTTAGAGATTTGAACTAGTAATACTTATAGTATAAATACGCAAGTAAGTTGCTAAGTATTACTTAAAGTATACTAACGAAAAATGAGGATGTCAAGTAAAAAATGATCACAGGTAAAAAAAGTACTAAAAAACCTACTATTAAAGAAATGGCAGGTATGATTGGAGCCTTAATGGTTCAGATAGAACAGTTGAAGTTACAGATTTACAACGGTGATAAGGCCCTAGATGAATATATGGACATGAAAGGTGATAAAGAAGACTTTATAAAATTTTTAGAAAAAAAATATCCGTTAGATGATAAAGATAACAAGAAGACTGAAGGCAAATAACTTTGAAGAGGAAGACTATTATATCTATCCTCTGGAAGAATTTAAGGAAACTGGCAAGAAATATAAATATTGGAACAAGTGTACTCCAGGTGATTGGGGAATTAGTGATGATGATTATGTGGCTGAGTGTTTACAGCGTAACATTTACGGTACAAATGTTGAAATGGTGTTTCCATATGGTAGACAATGGGTATCAAAGACTGGTAAATTAGAGTTTGAGCCTCACTATTACAGTAAAAACTACAGTAATGTGTCTACAAAGAGCTATGCAGAGCTAGAATCTACTAGAGATAGGGCAGATTTAGCAATAGATGCGTTTTTAGCTTATAAAATGGCAGGTCAAACACCAGATATGGAGAAAATAGGTACGATTTACAGGCCTGATCAAAAAAATCCAGGACTTGCTGTAAAGAAATTACTAAAAACTAAAGAGGTTAAGAAGATTATGGCTGATAAGCTAAAAGAAATACTAGTTGAAAAAGAAATTGACGAAGGTTATGTATTAGATGTGATGAAAGATGCAGTAGATGTAGCTAAAGTAAAAGAAGATGCAGCTAATATGATACGTGCAGCTAAGGAGTTGTCTGTATTTTTAGATATGCAGCCTAAGAATAAACAGGTTACAGAATCTATAGAAATGGATATGTCTCATCAAATAGCTGATACGTATGATAAACAAACCAAAAAGTTAAAAGCAACACAAACGAGAATGTTAGATGAAGAAAACGATTAAGTTAAAAGGTAAGAAAGATGATATGACACTGTTTCTTACTGTACTTGCAGAAGTAGCAAAAGATTTTAAACTTACTTTAGTTATAAAAGATTAATGGATAAAAAGAAAATTTTATTAGAAATGCAACAAGATATGTTGTTATTTGGTCGTATGGTTATGCCTAATATGTTTAGTGAGAACTCACCAGGATTTCACTATGATATTGTAAAAGAACTAAAAAGTGATCATAAACAAATAAATATTATTGCACCTCGTGGACATGCTAAGTCTTCTATTGTTGCAGGTGTATACCCTTTGTGGCATTTGATGATGGATAAGGGTGTAAAGGTAATTGTACTTGTATCTAGAACACAATCACATGCTACAAAGTTAATGGGAACTATAAAAGATGTATTAGACTATTCTCAAGAGTTTAGATATTTTTTTGGATACTGGGGGCAGAACTCGGCAAGGAAGTGGACAAATACAGAAATAGAACTAAAGGATGGAAGCATTATTATATGCAAAGGAACAGGACAGCAAATTAGGGGAATCAAACATGGGAATCAAAGACCAACTTTACTTATACTGGATGATCCAGAAGACGAAGTTAATACAAAAACTTCAGAAGCTATGGAATATAACTTACGTTGGCTTTTACAATCTGGTGTTCCATCCTTGGACCCAATCCGTGGGAGGATATGTGTTATTGGTACTCCTCAACATGAAAGATGTATGGTTGAGACGTTAAAGGACATGAAAGGTTGGAAAAATTTACAGTTTAGCCCTGACCTAGAGAGTGGTCAAGCCTTATGGCCTGAAGTATGGCCCATAGACAAATTAAAAGAAAAGAAAGAAGAATTAGACAGTATTAACAGATTATCTGTGTTTTATAGAGAATATCTTTGTCAAATTGTAGGAGATGAAGATAATTTGTTTCGTGCAGAGGATATTTGTTACTATGATGGATATATAGAGCAAGATCAGCAGGGATTGTCGAATCTTGTGCTGACGAACGTAAATGGTGAGGAAGTACAGGATATTCGACCTGTAAACGTGTTTACTGGTGTCGATCCCGCATCTAGTACTAAGAAAGGAGCAGACTATAGTGTTATATTTAATATTGCTATTGATTCCGATAATAATCGCTGGGTATTACCATATTATAGAAAGAGAGCAACACCTTTAGATTTAGCTGATGCTATTATACACAACTTTAAAACTTACAAAAGTTCAAAGACTAGAATAGAATCTGTAGGTTATCAGGAAATGTTACGTCAATACATTAAAGAGAAAGCAGAAGAGATGGGTATGTTTATACCAGGTTTAGAGATTAAAGAGAACCCTAGAACTAGAAAATCTTACAGATTAGAGAGTCTGCAACCTATATTTGCTAATAAAAAAGTATTTATAAAAAAAGAAATGCAGGCTTTAGTAGATGAGCTAACTCTTTACCCTAGAGGCAAGCATGATGATTTGTTAGATGGATTCTATTATGCTAATAAGAATTGTTATAAACCTGCACATACATCTGAAAGTTTATATCTTGAAGAAGAAACGTATTTATTGGGTCCTAGAAAAAGTTGGAAAACTTTGTAAAAAAGACTTGACAAGTAAATCTAATTGATATTAAATTACTGATAAAATTTAAATGGATTACGACAAAGATAAGTATAAGCTAGATCTTAAGGATATTTTATCTAATTTGCAAGTAAAAATTCCAAAGGGATACATTGAGGTAAAAGTTGCCAAAAACAATACAAAAGAAGACATCAAGGACAAGAAAACAAAACAAGAAAGACAATAAAACTGTTTTTGGTTTTGATAATGGACGAATAGATGCATATACTATTCCTGAAGAAGTAGAGTTAACAAGAGAGATATTTACAGAATATAAAAGTTCAAGAGAACTTTGGGCACAAAAATTTCAAGAATCATTAGAGTTTAGAGCTGGAGCTCAATGGACTAACGAAGAACAAGAAGTACTAGAGTCTCGTGGTCAAGCACCAATCGTAGTAAATCGTATTCATCCTATTGTAGAAACAGCAAAATCTTTACTTACCTACAATTCACCACAATTTAGAGCAACAGCTAGAGAAGATTCAGATAGAGATACTGCAAAAGTATTTTCTGATTTATTTCAATACATATGGCAGACATCTAGTGGTGATGAAGAGTTGAAAAGAATTATAGATGATTATTATGTTGGTGGTATGGGAGTTATGCAGGTGTTTCAAGATCCTCAAGCTGACTTAGGTAAAGGAGAAGTTTGTTTAAAATCAATAAACCCTTTAGATGTTTACATAGATCCTAACTCAAAAGATATATACGCTAGAGATGCTGCACATATTTTAGTATGTAAGTACATGACAGATGAATATGCAGAGTTAGTATATCCTGACTATATGGATATTATAGAGCAATCAAATCCAGAACCTGATAACGATGATGATTATCCTGTAACAAATCTGGCAGCAACAGAAGGGCAAATGTTTTTTGGTGACGATGATACTACAATACACAATAAAAGAAAGTATACAGAACGTTATACAAAAACAATTATGCCTTATTTTAATATTTATGAACCTTTTTCTCAAAGAGAGTTTTTGTTTACACCATCAGAATATAGCAAGTATTTAAGCAAAAGTTATATTAAGGTAAGAAAAATTACAGGAGAAGAAGTAATTGTGTTTGAAGATGAGTCTGTATCTCAACTTTATGACATATTAATAGAAACAGGTGGAGTATTTCATTTTGAATTACCAGATCCAGAAATAGGTCCTGATGGTAGAATTATACCTAAACCTCCAGTGAGGGTAAACGGTAGAGAAGATGAAGATGGTATACCAGGCAGTACAACTACGTTAATACCTGTTTCTGTAGAAGAATTAATTGGTATGGAACAAATAAATGCTAATGCAATACAAAAAGCATGTATTGAGTTAGTTGTTAGTGTTGGAGATCATTTACTATACAAAAGAATGCTACCAACAGAAGATTACCCTATTATTCCATTAATGAATGTGCATCATCGTAATCCATATCCAGAATCTGATGTTAGGTTATATAGACCTTTACAAGAATATATAAATAAAATACGTTCATTAATTATAGCTCATGCTAGTACTAGTACTAACGTTAAACTTTTAATACCAAGAGGCTCTGCTGATCTTAATCAGATAGAACAAGAATGGAGTAAAGCTGGTACTAGCGTTATTGAGTTCGATGCTGAGTTAGGTGCACCGATTGTTGCTGGCCCAGTCCCACTACCAAATGAACTGTATAAAAATGAAGCTGATGCTAAATATGATTTAGAATACGGCTTTGGTATTTTTGAATTGATGCAGGGTAGTGGTAAAAGTGCACCATCAACATATAGAGGAACATTAGTAGTAGATGAATTTGGTCAGCGTAGAATTAAATCAAGAAGAGATGATATAGAAAAATTTTTAAATCAATGTGCTAAAGTTGCTATACCTTTGATTCAACAAATATATACAGAAGAAAAAGTTATACGTTTAATACAACCTAACGGTTTAGAGAAAGAAGAAATGATTAATGTATTTAAAGAAATGGAAGATGGTACAGTAGTTAAGTTTCATGATGTGGGTGTAGGAAGATATGATTTAGTTGTTGTATCTGGCTCTACATTACCTACAAATAGAATGGCACTATTAAATACATATATGCAAATGTTCCAAATGGGATTAATAGATCAAACAGAAGTATTGAAGAAGACAGAACTTGTAGATATTGAAGGAGTAATGCAACGTTCTGGACAAATACAACAAATGGCACAACAAATACAGATGTTACAACAAGAATTAAAGAAGACTCGTGGAGATCTTCAAACCGCTGAACGTGAAGAAGTACATGCTAAGAAACGTTTAGAGGTGGAAAAATTCAGTGGGGACTTAGATAAAATATCTAATCGTGCTGATATGGCAGCTAGCTTATATAAAGCTAGACTTAATGATGCAAAATCAAATCTGATAAACTCCGTTGCACCTGAGGAAGTAGATAACATGGAAGAAGAAAATGTTTTCGATATACTACCTGAGGAGATGGAGAGTTAGAGTAAGGAGAAAATATGCAAGAAGAAAAAAATATGGACAATACGCAAGAACAACAGGTAGAAAGTCAGACTGCAACTGAACCTACCACACAAGAAGATATTTTTAATGACATTTTTGGTCAACCAAATACTGATCAGTTTGTTGCAAAAGTTGAATCAGAACCAGAGACATCCATTGAAAGTGAACCTTCCGATGTTCAAAGTGTAGAAGATCCAAAGAGTGATGTTGACAGTTATAAATACTGGCAAAGTCAAGCAGATAAACGTGCAGCTGAAGTAGATTTATTGAAATCACAAGTTACAGAGCTAATGAAAGCTCAAACATCTACACCTGCAGAAGAGCCTAGAGAGGAAATAGCTCAAATAGAAAGACCTGTTAAACCTTCGAAGCCTGCTGACTATGATCATTCTGAGGCACTGGCTGATCCTGAAAGTGCGTCAGGTAAATATCTGGCAAAACAGGAACAGTATATGGAAAACTTAACAAACTATATGACTGATATTGAAGAAAAACAAACTAGACAACTTCAACTTCAAGAGGCTGAACAAAGAGTAGTTGTTAGAAATCAACAGGTTTCTTCTCAGTTGCAAAGTGATTATGGATTTAGTCCTCAAGAAGCAGATCAGTTTATAAATAATATGAGTAGTCCAGATTCATTGTCTTTAGATAATTTAGTTAAATTACATAAATTGAACACTGGTACTTTAGAACAACAGGCTCCTCAGCAGGTTGTACAACAAGTAACACCAGAAGCTCAATTAAAATCTAACATAATGACTCAAAGACAGGAAAAATTAAGTATACCTACGCCAATAGGTGTACAGCCAGGTGCTAATGTGCAGTCATCAAAAAGTGTGGAAGATAGAATGATGGATTCTATGATTGGTAATTACAAGAAAAAGAATCCGTTTGGAAATTAATTTAAGGAGAGATTAAGATGGCAAATGTATATAGCATGACACCAGGAGAAGCAGTTCAGGGTACTTCCATCAATGTTGATAGACGAATCTTCAACTTTGGTGAGAGAGTAGCTGAGTTAGCTCCTCAACAATCGCCTTTCTTCACATATTTGTCAAACGTATCTAAGGTGCCTACAGACGACCCTGTATTTAAATTCTTAGAGCAAAGACATCAATATCAAAGACGTAACTTCCAAGTACAAGTAGCAAAAACAACATCAGCACATTCAGGTTCTGATGCTAACTGGAATTTTGCTGCAGGTGCTGGATTTGACGTAGATGTTTTATATGACAAATTTGGTAGAGAGGTTTCAACAGCAGTTCAGCCGAACTTCTTGTTGGAAAATCAAATCGTAGCAATCGAATGTGAATACGATGCTAACGGTTCAGATGCTGGAGTTGGCAGTGAAACTGCTGCAATAGCATATTATAAAATCACAGCAGCACCTGACTTAAGTTCAGATGCAGCAGCTGCAAGATTAACTTTAGAGTTTATTTATGTAGCATATAAACCAACTGGTTCTAATGGAGCTACAGCAACTAACGCTGGAACTATTACACCAATTGCTTCAGGTTCTAAACTTATTTTTAGAGCAGATGCAGACGGTCAAGTAATTGGTTCAGCTTTTGCTGAAGGTTCTGAAGATCCAGAATCTTGGCACGATGAGTTCTACAACAGAGAAGGATACTGTCAGATCTTTAAGACTTCAGTACCTCTATTCTCTGGTACAGCTCTTGCAACAAGATATCGTGGAGTGAACAACGAATACATGAGAGTATATCAAGAAAAACTTATGGAACATAAGATGGATCTTGAGCACGCTATGTTATTTGGTATTGGAACAGATGACTCAACAGCAACTGGTCCAGTTCGTAGAACACATGGTATTGTACCTTACACTGAACGTTTTGGTAAAGTCAAAACATTTAGTTATAGTTCAGCTTCATACGATACTTTTATTGATGCAATGGAAGATGTATTCTCACCAGAATCTGGAAACAGTGGAGAGAAACTTGTTCTAGCATCTAGAAAAGTTATGTCATACTTCAACAAACTTGGTGGTTCTTCATTCCTAGGTAATACTATGGCGTTGAACTCACAGGTTGGTAGTGGTATGGATATTCAAAATGTACAAGGTGAATTTGGTCACTTAGTAACTAGAATATCAACATTATATGGTAATTTAAACCTTGTAATGGAACCTCTATTTAGAGGGCCGTATGAAAATACAGCAATTATGATTGATCTAAACAATGTAGCTTACAGACCATTAGTTGGTAATGGCGTATCAAGAGATACTCAAATTATTACTAATGTTCAAAGTCGTGACGTTGATGGAAGAAAAGACATGATTCTTACAGAAGCAGGTCTTGAAATTCAACTTCCTGAAACACACACTGTATTACAGTTTAGTTCATAATATAAATGGGGGAGTTGAAATATACTCCCCCTTAAAAGAGAGAGATAGAGATGATTAAAAATAATAAACCAATAAAAAAGATACAGTTAAAGAATTTATCAGATGCTAGAACTTTACTTACAAATTTAGGAAAAACTGCTTTGGTTGTAGGAACTCCTAGACTTAAACCTGTTGCTAATGTTATTACGGGAGCTAAAAATTTTATTGCAGGATCTATTAATGCTTATAAAGCAGGAAGAAGAGTAGAACAATTTAAAAGAAGTGGACAACATAGTTTTCAAAATTTATCACAAAAAGAAAAATTAATGAGAGAGTCTTCACCTATGACAAAAACGGAATATAATTTTCCTATTAGAAGACCTGCAATGGGAGATGAAGGTGCAAGAGATGTAATTGAAAGAGGTAAAGGTATTATAGGTAGAAAATCATTTAGAGATCCAAAATCTAATGTTGGTAGAGGTGGAGAAACTCCTAGTATGAATATGACTCAAATGGAACAACATATGAATAAAATGAGTGTAGGAGATTTAAGGAAAATGGGACAGTTTGAAAAGGCAATTTTAAAACAAAGAAAACCAAAAGTTAAGGGTTAATAATGAGTTTTAAAACACAGATAGAAGCAATAGTTGGTGATATAGATAGTCCAAATTATACATCAGAGGCTGAACTATATTTAGTAGAAGGTGTTAAGTTTATTACAAAAAGTTTAATGAACTTACCAGAAATAGCAAATCGCTTAACAAGTTCTACAACATTAAATAATTCACCTACAACTATGAGTACTGCATCAGTACTACAGATTGTAAGTGTTACTAGAAACGATGGTTCACGTGATAGAAAAGCAACTGAAATATTACCAGAAGATGTTGGAGACTATACAGATGTAAATAGTATTTATTATACTAGCAAGTTAGATCCAAAGTATTTTATAGCAAATGACACTTTAAATGTTATACCAACTCCTGCTAGCGGACAAAGTGCTTTGGTAAAGCATATAACTCCAGATACATCTGTTGGTTTAGGTGATACATTTATTGATAATTTTCCAGATGAATTAGAAAGAGGTGTTGTATTATATGCCTCTAGAGAATTATTAAGATATATTATGAATCAAATACGTAAACCTAATGTATCGGGTGCTGCAGAATTAACATCAGATTTAGAAGCAGGTGATATTGCAACAGATTCACATAAAAGAGATTATATAAAATATTTTGACATGTCTATGGATTTTATAGCAGATGAAGATGTAGAGTTAGCACAAACAATGATGCAGCAAATACAAACCTATTTACAAAATTATCAAGTTGATTTAAGTGCTGATACTCAATCTTATCAATGGTATGAAAGTCAGTATGTTAAAGTAACACAAGATTTATTAGCATTTTTAACATTATATATGGGACAGGAGGCAAGAAATGAAGTTGCAACAGATGATAGACCAAGTTAAAAAACATCATCCAGAACTTGGCACTAATGAAATAATTCATTTATTGAATCAAGCATCTGATGAGTTTTCTCAAAGAACTTTAGTTTTAGATGAAGCGACTCAATTTAATACAGTTGCTGACCAAAGATTTTATGGATTAAAAGATTCTATATTAGAAGTAAAGTCAGTTGATTTACAAGATGCTGACGGCAATGTAAAAGAAATTAAAAGATTAATAGGTAGACCAGAATATAGGGATATAACATAATGCCAAATTATAGTAGAGTATATACAAGAACAACAAAGCAGTATGTTTATTGGTTTGAACGTGATTCAATAGGTATTGCATTATATGATCCACTAAAAAGTGAGAAGAATAGATTTACATCTGTTGATGCAGCATTTACTATTACATTATTTTATCACAAGAAAGCAGATCATTTTAAAACTTTAGAAGATGATACTGGTGGTATGGGTGATCAGAGTGAATTGCCAGGTCAGTTTCATCAATATTTAGTTGATAAAGCTATTGCCTTAGGATATGAAACAAAACCAGATATGATACAAATGGCACCATATTTTAATGCAAAATTTGAAAAAGGTATTAAAGAAGGTAAGATGTTTGCTAATAGAAATAGAGTTTCTGGCATGAGACACGTACAACAAAGTAATTATTAGGAGTAGGTATGCCAAGAAAAAAAGCAAAGATGCCACCAAGAAATAAAAAAAATTTTAGAGCAACTAAAAAAGGTGCTGGTATGACTAAGGCTGGGGTAAAAGCTTATAGAAGATTAAACCCTGGTAGTAAGTTAAAGACAGCAGTTACGGGTAAAGTAAAGAAGGGAAGCAAGGCTGCAAAGAGACGTAAATCATTTTGTGCTAGATCAGCAGGACAAATGAAGAAGTTTCCAAAGGCAGCAAGAAATCCAAATTCAAGACTAAGACAAGCACGTAGAAGATGGAAGTGCTAAAAGGAGAATAAGATGCCATACGGAGCAGGATCATACGGTAGTAAAAAAGGAAGACCAGCAAAGAAAAAGAAAACTATGAAAAAGAAAAAAAAGAAAACAAAAGCTTCTGGTGGTTTAACAGCTAAACAAAAAACATTACCACCTGCTTTACAGAAAAAAATATTAGCAGCTAAAAAAAGAAAGAAGAAGTAATATGGCTAAAAATAATCCTATAGATAAAGCGTTGTATGCTAGTTGCAAGTCACAAGCAAAACGTAAGTTTGATGTTTATCCATCTGCTTATGCTAATGCATGGCTTGTTAGATGTTATAAGAAAAAAGGCGGAAGATATAGAAAAGGCAAGTAATGGCAGAGACTGGTTTAAAAAAGTGGTTTAAAGAAGACTGGGTAGATATTAGTTCTAGAAAAAAGAATGGAGGATATAATAAGTGTGGTCGTAAATCTGCTAAAGGAAGCAAAAGAAAATATCCTAAATGTGTACCTGCTGCAAAGGCTGCACGTATGACTAAGTCTCAAATAGCTTCTGCTGTTAGAAGAAAACGTAAAGCTGAAAGTAAAGGTCGTAAAGGTAAAAAACCTAACAATGTAAAAACATTTGCAAAAAGGAGCAAATAGTGAAAATAAAAAATATAGATATATCTGGTTTAACAAAAAGACAACAGACTACTATGAAAAGACATGCAAAACATCATACAAAAAATCATATAAATGTTATGGTAAAAGCTATGATGAAAGGTGCTACATTTACAGCATCACATAAACAAGCTATGAGAAAAGTAGGAAAATAATGGCTAATGCTTGGAAGAAAGGAAACTTTGGTTTAGCATCATTTAGCGATATTCATGTATCGTTTGATGATCTTGAACAACATTTTAATGATAACACAGATGGTAATTTTATAGATATACCAACACCTGATGGAAAGGTTGATGAAGCTATTTATACTTTAATACCAAGTCCATTAGGTAAAGTTGCTGAGCCGACATATGTTGCTATACCTGTAAGTAATAATGGAAAAGTTCCTGAACCTACATATAGTATGATACCTTTACCTAAAGGTAAAGTATCTGAACCAATATATACAGATATACCTCAGCCAAATGGTAAAGTAAATGAACCAATATATGATGATATAGGAGTGACAACATAATGGGTGGAAGTTTAACAGGACCAAATAAAATTAAAGATGTATATAAAAAAATTGTTTTTTATGATAATAATAAATTAAAAATTGATAATGGAACTGCAGATGTAACAATTACAGAAGCAGATAATTTTAGTTCAGATATTCAAGCAGGTACAGGAATACAAACTGCTGAATTAAACGGACAAACAACAATTAGTGTGGCTGATGCAGTCGTACTAGAAACTGAAACAATAGATGGCGGGAGCTATCAACCATAGGAGAGGATAATGGCAAATAGATTACAGATTAAAAGAAATGTCTTCGGACAAAGTGGTGCTCCTGGTACTAATGATTTGTTAACTGGTGAGTTAGCATACGACGGTGCATCGCAAAAATTATACATAGGTAGACAAACAGCTAATAATGGACAGGCATCAGATGTAACAACAACAGATCTTGGTGCTACCATAGTACCAGTAGCAACTTCAAATCAAAAAGGTGTTGTTAAAATTGATACAACTGACTTTAATATTGCTAATGACGGAGGATTAAGTTTAGCTACAACATCAACAGCAGCTGAATTAAATTTAGTAGATGGAGCTTCAGCTGGAACAGTTGTAAATAGTAAAGCAGCTATTTATGGTTCAAGCGGTGAGTTGAATATGACTACATTACAAATTGGTGGTACTAGCGTTACATCAACAGCTGCAGAGTTGAACTTAGTAGACGGAGTTACAGCTGGTACAGCATCTGCAAGTAAAGCAGTTATATTAGACGGCAATAAAGATTTAACAGGAATGAGAAATCTTACACTTACAGGAGATTTGACTGTAGAAGGTGATACTGTTACATTAAATACATCTACTTTAACAGTAGAAGATAAAGTGGTAGAAATTGGTAAAAATGCAACAAACTCATCAACGTCAGATGGAGCTGGTATTATTGTAGGTGGATGGAGCGGTTGTCCTAGCATTTTATATGATGACGACGGAACTCAGTGGGAATTAAATAAAAATACTGATGTTACTGGTACATTTAAATGTTCGGGAGCAGCTACATTAACAGGTGGTATTGCAAATACTACTTTAAATTTTGGAACATATACTACATAATAGGTTGTAATGGCTAATAAGTTCTTAATAAAAAGGGGAGATGGTGCACCTTCTCAAGGTGCTATAGATGAATACGAATTAGTATATGATTATACTAATAATCAACTATATACTAAAGTAGGTAGCACCATAACACCTATTGGCTCTTCGCCTACATCTGGCTCTAACAATCAATTACTTACTGATGATGGTTCTGGTGGTATCAATTCTGAAGGTAGTTTAACTTTTGATGGAAACCATTTTGAGATAGAAAATAGTTCAAATGGTAGAGGTGTACAATTAAACACAAATTCAGAAATAAAATCATTAGATGGTGCATCATGGTTACATCTTCAAAGATATGTAGATGGTAATGTAGCTATTGGTAATAATTCTAATTCAGATTTATATGTAGCAAATCAATTAGGCATAGGAACATCATCACCTTCACAACCTTTACACATTAACGCTGCTTATCCTCAAGTAAAATTACAAAAAACAAATGATGCCACATACACTACATTTGGTAGTGGTGAAAGTTATTTTGTTGCTAACATTATAAATCCAAGTTCAAAAACTTATGAATTTAGAAACAACTCAACTGCACAACTTAGTATTACTACTGGTGGAGTTGTTGATATACCTGGTTCTTTAACATTAGGTACAGCATTAGCGTTAGCAGAAGGAGGTACTGGTGCTACAAGTGCAGCAGGTGCAAGAACTAATTTACAATTAGGTGATTTAGCATTATTAGATACTATACCAGCTAATTTAATTTCATCTGGAACAATAGCAGATGCAAGAATACCTTCAACAGTTTTTAAAGAAAATCTTGGCACTTTAACTGGTGGAACTACAACAGAAAATGCAAAAGCAACTGGACTATATCAAGTAAATGAAACTGGACATAGTACTTTATTAGTTTCTTTTACTGGAGTAGGTGGAAGTACAAGAAGTTTAGAACTTTATGCACATTATAACGATGAATTATATTTTAGAGCTGGTAGAGATAGTGAAACTAATTTTGATAGTGTAGGTAGATATGACAACAAGATATGGCATAGTGGTAATGACGGAGCTAATAGTGGATTAGACGCTGACACATTAGACGGTAGTCACGCATCTGCATTTTTAACTTCTTCATCTGGATTAAATGGTAGCAATATAACAAGTGGTACTATTGCTTCTGCAAGATTAGACGCAGATACTGCACACTTGTCTGGTAATCAGACTTTTACAGGTACTAAAACTTTTCAAAATGCATTAAAATTACAAAGTGAGTTAGACTTTACTGGTAATGGTAATAAAAATATAGATGTAGAAACTTTAGAAGGTAGTAATTATTTACAGATTAGACATCACAATCCTGTTGGTAATGCATTTGAAAATGCTATTAGATTTAATGCAAATGGAGGTGCATTAATTTATTATGATGGTAGTAACAAGATAGAAACTACAAATACTGGTGCAACTGTCACTGGAGCTTTAAATGTTACTGGAGCTTTAAGCTTTGGCAGTCTTTCTGGTTCAATAAGTACATCAGGAAATATCAATACAAATGGTGTTTATCAAATGGACGGAACTACCATTATAGATTCCTCTAAGATTCCAATAAATATTCCTGACCCACACGGAACTAATAGAGCAGGTAGTGTATTAGTTACAGATTATGCAGGTGTTACAAGTCCTGCAGTATCAGGTTGGTATACAATAGCAAGTGCAGCAGCTGCAAATGCAAGAGGTGGTGGAATTATTGGTATTAGCTTTACTGGTGGATATTTTGGTCCAAGAACTTTTACTTGTGATTTTCAGGTTGATTGGAGCGGTAATTTAATAAGATGTGAAGTCAGTAATCAAACCAACGATATTACAAAAGTAAGAATTATAGAAACTGGAAGCACAACAGAGTTACAAGCATATTTTGAAATAAGCACATCGCAAAGCGAAAATACACAATCAATGCGTGTAACATTTACACGAGATAAATATAATCCTAATTGGAGTATAGAAAATCCACTTACGCAAGAAGCAAGTCCAACTGTAACAGGAGAAGAAATAAATGGCACTAGCCCTACTGCAAGAGGTGTAAAATTTTATAGTTCTGATATTAATTTATTTGAAATAAATAATTCTAATGTTGTTATAAATGAATTAAGTAAAAATATAGATTTTAGAGTAGAAAGTTCAAGTGATGCTAATTTATTATTTACTGATGGTGGTAATGATAGGGTTGGTATTGGTACGAACTCACCTTCAGTAAAGTTAGACATAGCAGGAGATGTTAAATCATCTGGAACAATTAATGCAGAAAGACTTAATATTACTGAAAGTGGCACTATTATAGGAGATATACAAGCTACTGATAGTACTTGGTTAAGAATAAATCAGTCTACTAATAAAAATATTTATACACCAAGATATATTAGGTCTGATGGCGGTTTTTTTGTAGATGGAGCGAGTCAAGGTATTACTGGTAATGCCACATTTAGAGCACCTAATCATTCAGTAGGTAATCCTGCTTATAGTTTTTCTAGCGATACAAACACAGGTATGTATCTAATGACAGGAGACCAAATAGGTTTTTCAACAGGTGGTGTTGTTCGTGCATCAATAACAAACAATGGAATTAATACATTAAATAGTAATGGTTATTTTATAGATGACAGAAGAATATACGAGGTAACCAGTAATTCTTCAGAAAGAGGTGGTTTTCATCCTATTGTAGCATCTGTTAGAAATAGTGGTAAACAAAGATATTTAGATGAAGATTTTGCTCATAGCAGTAATAGTGTAATTCGATATAATAATGCAGGAGGCGAGAATCTTGTAGTTTCAAGAATTACAGCATCAGATGATGGTATAGTACCTCCAAATTCTAGTGGTAAAGTAATTAAGGTTGCTTACAATGGTAATGGAACTACTAGCCCAGGTTTTGGTGGTGTTTATCAACTTATAAATACTGAAAAAAATCATACATTTGTACAAATATTTCAAGCTAAACTACCAAGTGGTAGAACATTTAATACAGCAGCTAACTCTATGGGAACTGGTGCTATCGATTATTTTTTAACTTCACCTGAAGGTACTGGTAAATGGGAGTGGTACGCAAGAGTATGTCATGCAGGAACAGGTGGTACATTCAGTACTTCTGGTTTTATCTATGTTTCAGGTGGAAGTGATTCAGCCTTTACTTGGTATATAGCTAACATGACTCAATACGATGTGACTGAAACACCAGGTGATTATGCTTCACAAACAGGATATTAT